GGCGCTCTACGTAAGATACTCTTTCGTTTGTGGCGACTGATGAATAAGAGAGATAGATTACTTGTGAATCGTAAAGCTTTCTTTGTTTAACTGGATCGTTCTTATGTTGATACCAGATTTTCTTATTTGTCTCTTTATCGACAGCAGGCATTAGGGTAACTGGATCAATTTCTTTGAAACCAATAATCTCAGACTGGTCGTCATTATAGATAATTTCAAATGATAAGTAACCATCAATCAACCATTTGCGGAAATAATACCAACCTGATTGGTCTTGAGTAAAACCAAAGTATTGATAGATTTGATTGTATGCTGTAACAATATATTTTTGAACGTCTTCAGATAGACCTAAATGTGATGCATCTGGATACGCAAAATAGTTTTTACTATCGTATACAACCGCTTCATCACATAATGTATCTAGAATATCTTCGATCTCATCTTGAGTAGCGAATTTTCTAAGCTCAATTCTTTTCTGTGGATATTGTTGTATGAAAAAACTGATACTCTTTTTAAGAGTTGTATCAGCCATTGATAATGCTGCGAATGGGTACCAGTAGTCTTCGTTTTCTAGACCGTACGGGTTAATCATGGTATAACCGAAACGATCCTCTGTAACACCAATTGCTTGTGAGTTACGGATAATCATATCGTCATACTTCATCCCTAAACTACTAAGATTCTGTAACGATTTTGAAATCGAGAATCTTCTACTAAAGGGTCCAAATCTGTCTAGAAATCCTGCCATCTAATTACTTTTTCTTGTTTATATATTTGCTATACCCAGACTCTACCTTTCTGATGTCCGTCTTCTTTATTTGTGCTAAATTAAGAAGCGGTACATACTTCCAACCCTCAGCCGAGACTGCCTTTGTGTTTTTTCTTTGATTAGTTACATATCTTTTAATTGCATATCCAAGACCTGCTTTATTTAGAAATGCTAATATAGTGTCAGCATTAAAAGATAGAATAGGTTTTTGTTTCTTTGCCTGACCAGGTGCTTTAGCCTCCTGCTCTTGTATTTTAGATAGAAAGTTTTTGTATATCTTATCTAAAACTTGTAACTTTACCTTCTGTGGTAAATAATTAAGGTTAATACCTACATCGTTACCATCTACTCTGCCTAGACTTAATACTACTGGATTTGCATCCCATTGTTCTAATCTTTCCATAGTAACCGGATGTTCATATCTAAATATGTAAATTTTACCGGGTTGAAAGGGGCCTGATGTAGATTGTATACTTTTATCGCCACTACTTTTACCTACAGTTTTATACCATTCGTCAGCGGCCATTCTAGCATTGTCTAGACCTCTAGCATTTTGTACAAAGTTCTTAACCTCATCTGAAAGCTGACCCATTATTTAAGTGATTTTTCAGTTAGTATTATGTATTCCATTCCTATACTTTCTGCAACTTTCTTGGCTGCTTCGGCCTTGTATTTGTTTTTTACAAATTCATTTGCTGCGTACTTGTAATTATTAAGTGCCTTTTCTGTAACTCTCTTCGGCGCAGTAGGGGCTCTTAATAGAGAAGATGGTTTAATTTCAACTAGGTACTTTTTTTCAAGGCCGTCTTTAGTTTTAACCTTCATAAAAAAGTCTATGTAATAGTTATGGAACTTTTTAGTGATTGGGTTATAATACTTGATTTTAACGGCTTCTGAACTCCAGCTTAAAACATCCGTATTTTTATCACAGTAAACCATAAACTTATACTCCCAGCTAGATCTGTATATTATTGGTTTTGGTCCAATATATTTACCATTAAGTTCCTCGTAGAAACCTTGTTTAAACTGACCTCTTTTAGGTTTTAAGTTTTTGATTGACATTAGATTGAATATATGCCTTCAGAATCCATACCACCATTGATACTAATTGTACCACTGTATTTCTTAGGATATAATTTATTCCAGCCTTTAGCGTATCCCTTTTTAGCAATTTCAGTAAAGTACGCGAAAGCATTTTTATATTTAGGATTGAAACCTCTCCAGTATTTTAAGAGATCTAGCATTGCAAAAGCAAGACAGTCTTTCTTATCATCTTGATCAACATATTTCATTTTTGTGATAGCACGCTCTGCTAAAAGCATTAGCATTTTTTCAGCAGTAGGTGTAAGCTTGTCCTGTTCCTTTGATTTTACAATCTCGTCATAGAAGTCTTTGTTATTAAGATAATCTTTTTTCCTTTTTGATTTCGGCTTAACCTGTTTAGATTTAATCTCCTGTTCAATTTCTAGTGCTATCATATTTATTGGTTTATCATGACTTTCTAATCCGTCTTGTAATTCAATCATTTAATTTATCTTATTTTATACACCTATATAAGGGTAAGTTTCAAAACACAAAAAGCGGACATATAGTCCGCTATTTGAAAATTATTCTAATCCTGATAGATTAAAGAAGTGTGTTAAATTCTTTCTGGAATTTTTCGATTTCTTCAGTAAGAAGATTGTGTGCCTCAGTAATATATTCATTCTTATTATCTAATTTACCTAGATTATTACGCTCTTCCTTAAGGAAGTTAATTCTATCAAGTAAATCATTTTTCTTTGATTCTACTACTCTTTGTGTTTTAATTTCTTCAGACAACAGATCTTCAACAAGTGGTGTTATATCATAATTGATAAACTCTTTTACTATTTCAACCGCCTTTGTAGCATTTTCAACTTTGAAAAACTCATTTAAAGCCATTGCTTTGTTTATCTTATTAATGTAGATACTTTCTCCGATTCTCATGATATTAGCACTTAAACCTTTCTTATGTCTATGTTCAATGCTGTTTACGAAATCAAGTTCTACAAATTTGTCAGCATGCTCATAAGCTGCTACTAGCAAATCTGTTTTATGCATTTCATTTAGATCAAAATGACATGTTGATACTAGAAGATTTTTAAGCTGTGACTTTTCACTGAATGCTAATTCGCGACCATCTACTAAAAAGTTTCTACCGTTTTCATTTAGTTGAATTTCATATGTGTGTTTACCTTTATAGAAAGTCATTTTGTTTTCAGAAAATTTAGCATTCTCTTCTACGGCAATCATTGTAAGATAAGCTGCTCCGATTTGACGTGCATCAATTTTAGAAATTTGACCGTCATGTAATTTGAAAGTAGAACCTGATACATGGAATACATGACCACCTTCATTTTCTATTACTGGAGAAAATTTCTTAACTACTAAATGTTCAGTTGTTGAATTACCAGTAATAGTTAAACTGTTAACGTGCTCAACGATAGCTTTAATTTCTGGGATCCATGTATGTGAAGCCAATTTATATTTAACAGCTTCTCTGATTTCAGATTCAGTAAGACCCATAAGCTCTTCCATTACTGGATACGCTTGAGAGAAATATGCATTTCTATTAGAAGTCTTTAACTTAGTATAGGCTTCGTCCAATTGAATTGTAATTACATTTTCGTTTAAGAATGCTGTAACTTCATTTATTACTTTAGATATAGGCTCCATCCACATGTAATCTTTAGTCTCGTTGATTAGACCTTTTGCGATTACAGGGTGTGAGTAATTAGAACTATTTGCAATTGTCATATACTTTTCAATAATTGACTTAAGTGAAGATGTATGAAATGAGCTAGACATGCCTTCAGTAATAGTCTTAAGATCTTTTAATTTACCCTTAAGATCTAATTTCATCTCTGTATTCTTAGAGTTTTCTTTCATTGATTTTGCCTTTTGTTTACCAATAAGCATGTCAATGTTTTCAGAAAGTTCTTTTACTGTCTTCTTGAGAGACTCATCTTCTGATGAAAGGGCATCTAATTTATTTAATACCTCTTTGCTGGCTTCTAATTCTTCTTTTAGTTCCATTTTTATAACTGTATTTTGTGTTTGTTTTGGTATATAGCATTCAATAGCTTCATAAGCCTTTTGTTTATCTACACCGATCATATTAAGAACGTTATAGATAGTTTCTTGATTCTTACCTGACTCATGGAGTACTAAGATAAGGTCTCTAAGATTATTTGACCCAAAGTTATCAGCTGGGTTAGTATATGCTAAATTTAAGCCTTCGTTTGTATTAGACATGTTAAACCTATAATTTTTATTATATATTGCGTGTTACGAGTTAGTTCTATTGAATGCATCATCCGCATCTTGTATGATTAAACCCTTATCTTTCTCGATGTTTGGCACAACATATACCTCGTTTGGTATACTAAACATTCTATTACCATTGAACTGTTCATCGCTCTTTTCAAAGGATGGGATAAATGAAAGCATCTCAATTGAGAAAGTAATAGTATAAATCTTTTCATCTGTAAAGCCAAATTGCATTGGCCTTTCTAATGCTTGATCTTCCGGGAATTTGTAATATGAAGCTAATCTAAATGTACCTTCCTGTAATGCACCGACATCCACATTAAATTGATTATTCTTATAGAGTGTTTTGAGCAATGATTCTGCTATCTTAAATTGATCTAAATTACTATCAACCTTGATTGTGCAATCGAAGTTTATAGTCACAGGTATCATTTGAAATTGTGAGATAAATGATCTTACGGTTTGATCGGGCATTTCCTTAACATAAGTACCTCTAACATACTTATTTAGAAGTGATGCAGAGTCTACATTTAAGCTCGTCATGTTAACTATGCCTATGGGTAGTTTATTATAGTTACCCATTGCCCTTTGATTATCAGGGTCTAGTAAAACATCTTGCAGAAAGTTATCATATAAAAAAGCTTCGCTACCAGTCACTGCATAGTGAAAAGGTATTTTAACTAACTCTCTATTATCTTCAGTTCTTTGTATATGGTAAAAAACCTTGTTATTCAAGTCGGCTAATAAACCAACTATGATATGTCGGATGACACTGTCATCCTTGTTGAATTTCAGATTATACGTAGCCATTATGGGCTATATATTCTAGTTGATTGTCTCAACTGTAAACTTACTGAAGCCATTGTCTTTATAAATTTCTATCTTTTTATCAAATATCTCTTGAGGCAGAACGGTGTGATTGATAACAAAAGTATTAAGATTATTCTCCTTAATGACACCGTTCAATATCTTTAAGATACTATAGACACCGTCAGCATCCACTGAACTGAATATCTCATCTAGAAACAATATGTTAAGTTGAGGAAATCTAAGCTTTAATAACTTGATGATAGCAATAACTATAATAAAATCGGCCTTCTTTCTTTCACCTGTACTTAATGTCTTTGGGTTAACGTCTTCACCTAAATGATTGATTAAGCAATTAAACTTATCGTCAAATCTAATATGGAAGCTTAAGTGCATTTCAGATACCATTTGGGCTATAGAGGTATTAAGACCTGGCAGAATTGTCTTAACTGCCAGGTTCTTAACACCATCATCACCGAGAATCATTTCCATTAAGGACATGAAATTGTCGTCGTCATATCTTGTCATGCCGACTAATGCCTTTTGTTGCCTTGTTTTAGAAAACTCATCTACTAGGCTGGTCAGCTGAGTGAACTGGCCATTTTTATCAACACCTTTAGCTAAAGAAGTTAGTTCAGACTTGATTGCATTTATACGTGAGGATAATTCCCATAGTTTACTAGTTACAGCACTCTGTTTTTTTCTACTATCGTTAAATTCTTGCTTTAGATTGTTTACATCTTCTTGTAATTGTGAAAGTACAGCAGGCATTGATACGGCTATATCCTCGTTCTGTTGCTTTATATGAAGATGTATACCCTCGTCTAGGGCTGATTCACAAGTTGGGCACTTTTTATTTTCATAAAGCTTTAACTTGCGTTTTGCATTATTCAAAACCTCATTGCTCTTATTAAAGTCTGCGGACTTTTCCTCGATTTTAGATTCAAGGTCTTCTTGTAGTTTTACAATTTTACCCTGTGCATCGTTTAATTTTTTCTGATCTGTAGTAAGTGATAAAATCTCTTTCTTAAGCTGTTCTATCTTTTCTTTGTTTTCGTCTGCAGATATTTTTTCAAGCTCTTCTATCTTGTTTTGTGCAGATACTATTGAAGCATCAATTGCTCTCAACTCATCTTCGATAGTTTTTATCTCATCCTTTATTTCCTTTTTGATATCCTTAACCCTGCCATACATGTCATTGATAATAGAAAAGCCGAATAACTTATCGACAATATTTCTCTTATCCTTAGGGCTCATTGTTAAGAAAGACTTAAAGTCATTTACTGAAAGAATGATAATGTTCTTAAATACATGGTATGGTATTTCATAGACTTCATTTTCAAGATAGTCTTGAATGTTACTCATACCTGCTTGGTCCAGCTCAATGCCATCTACAGATACATTAAAAAGCTTTGGGGCAATACCTCTTTCAACTATTACACTCTTATTACCGCACTTTAATTTGATTCTGACCCAAAGATTCTTGTTAATTCTATTAGGCAAATCAGGTAGATTAAAGTCTTCAAGTTTACCGTAAAGCCCATAGATAATTGCATTGGCTATAGTAGATTTACCATACCCATTACCGCCAAGTACTAGATACAATGAACTTCTATTTTTATCAAATTCTAAAGTTTGTATCTGGTTACCATATGAGGCAAAGTTCTTAAATGATATTTCCTCTATCTTCATTCTGCTTTATATTTGTTGGTGCAATCTGTGTATAGTTTGTCTAGCATTGTATTAAGCCTTTGTCGATCACTTTCATCGATGTTCATACCCTCGACGAATTTGTTACAAAGGTTTAAGACATTAAAGTTCTTATAACCGTTTTGTATCTCTTCTGAAATTGAGTCAATGTCAATATACGTTTTCTCATCATATATGTTTGGCTCAATTTTTCTGGCTTCAGCCTGTACCATGGACATAAAACCAGAAAGATTATATTTAATTGGAATATCTGATGCAATATAGAGATCAACGAAATTATTTTTCATCATCTCCTTTATTTCATCGATAGTCTTATCGAGTATTTTAACAAGATTCAGTTTAACGAATTTAGGTGTATAGTTGTTTTCAATGAATTGATGGTCACCTGTTTCAAGATCCAGGATATAGAAACCCTTTGGGTTATCACCATCGGATCTTGTCATCTGATAGGCATTACCTACCATAACTACGTTTTTGTTTTTCTGTGCATAGTGTATATGACCAGAGTAAACTCTTTTATATGCAGCAAATTTACCGACAGGTGTACCATGATCCTGCACTGATTTCTTATTAAGCATTAGACCTTTCATTTCACTATGTGAAAAGATATAGTCAGCTTTACCTGAGTACTTATCTAGATACTCTGCTTCTACTTCTGGCGTTGAACACCATGGTAACATAAGCGCTTTAGCCTTACCAAAATCTATAACATGTGGTGATTTGTATACAGTAAGATTTGGAATAAACTTAAAGCTATCAAGTGATGATACATCATTACTGTGTTTGTAATAAATATCATGGTTGCCTACGATAATATGTGTTTCAATAATCTCAGAGATCCTTGAAAATACATCTATCGCATAGTTATTAAACTTAAGGTTAACGGACTGTCTGTTATCGAACACATCACCCAGTTGTACAAATACATCGCCTGGTCGATAGTGCTCTTTGAGCATAGGTATAAAAAAATCCTCAAAGTAGCTTTTGGTTATTTCGAACCATTCCATACTACTGGCTCTTATACCAAAATGTATATCACCTAGAATGAATATGCGTTTTGCCATTTAGAATAATTTACGAATACCCTTTTTATCTAAGATATTTAATTTCTTATCCAGTTCCAGTATCAACTCTTCTTTAGCTGCATTGCTCAAGGAATTATAAAATTTATTCGGTGCAACATCTAAAAAATCAGACAGTGTAGAAAAAATTTCTGTTTTACTATATCCTTTTATATTTTGGCTAATGTACAAATATATTTCATTTATACCAGACTTACTTAATTTTTCATCATTCGCTTCAGAGTATGTAGCAAAATCTGAATATTTACTGTTCTTGATTAAGACTTCTATTTTTTCAAATAGAATTGCACTGTGTATGCTATCATCTATACCCTCGTCGGTTTCATATGTTGACTCAACTTTAAAATTTATTGATTGAGTTTCATATTCAGACTCCTCGAATTTATTATCAAATATCTTATCTCTTTTTGTTCTCATATTTTAGTTTATTCCAGAGCTTGAAGTTTCATTAGTCTCATTCAATCTCATATAATCATAGTTTATAGTGAATTTACACTTTAAGTTTTTACCTTCTCCGTCTCTTATCTTTAAGATCTTGAGCCAGTACTCAAACTCAGAATGCATTAACTCGTCTTGTATGATAGCATATATCATATCTGCAGTATGTGCAAGACCTGCTGATTCAGATATGTCTTCCATTCCAATGTCAGTTGAGTTATAAGCACCTCTTTTAATCTGCGTTGCAGTAACTATTAACCATTTATTTCTATCAGCCATTGCCCTTAAGTCTTCGGCGATTTGCTTGATTTTCAAATACGTGTTCTCACTATTTGGATTTCTGTAGTTAGATAAAATATTGATGTAGTCGATTACTATTGCTCTTAGCTTGATACCACTTGTTTCCTCAAGGTCTAGTAAATAGTTCTCAATATCAGGCACAGTTGCTTGACTTGTAGGAAACTTCTTAACGAATAATTTACCAGGTGGCAGCAGACCATCACCGACAGTTTCAAGTTTTCTTTTTAAGTATACTGGATCTTTAGACTTGGTGTCGTATTCAGACATACTGATATTAAGGAGGTTTGCACCGACCCTTTTAATAACCTTATGGCCAGCCATTTCAGCTGTTATAAATACAGTGTTGTAACCAAGTCTTACATAGTTAGCAGCTTCATTAGCCAACCAAATAGATTTACCAACGTTCTGCTCACCTGCATAAACTATAAGTGAACATGGGTCATATCCACCATTCGTTACTCTATCGATAAATGCGTATCCTGAAGATATCTTATCTGATGTATGTTGTACGTGATGTTCAGGGTTAAAGAAGTCTAGACCAAGATCTTTATCAAAGTTGATTTTGTTTCTATCATTGATAGTTTCTCTAAACTTTGAAATAATAGATTCAACATTATCTGGAGAGACATTTGCGGTCTTAACATATTCGATACCATCTATAAGACTCTTATCAAAGTTTCTCCATTTAATCCATGACTCAGCAGTTGATTCCAACCAGTCTTCATCATAGTCGCTTAGGTTAACATCATATACGGTTTCAATTATATTGTCTGTAACTTTATCCTTGGCTTTCTTTGAGTTCTGAACCAGTAATTTCATTTGAGATTGAGATGGTGTCTCATTAAATTTCTCATAAAACTTCTGGGCCAAAAAGGCCATGATGTCAATGTCAGGGTTAGTAAAAAAACCTTCTTTGACGATAGGTAAATACTTGGGTTGCTTTATGCAAAAATTAAAGAATAATTTTTCATAATTGGAATTGAACTGCATATTAAATGAAATCGTTTTTAAGTACTTTATATGTAGTGCTATCCTTTGTTTCTCTTGTTACATTAACGTAACCATCATGCACTAAACTATTAAGTGATCCAATGATAGTGTCTAGATACTCTTGACCTAGTTTCTTGACAACAAAGTTATCAGTAAACGTTATCTCACCAGTTCCCTCTTTCTCGTAATGACGCTTAATAATAAAGTATAAGATATCTTCACCCGTAGGATATCCTGGCATGTCTTTGTGCATGCCTAGGATATACTTGAGTTTTATTTTGCTTGTGTTAAACATTATTCTGAGTCATCTTCAAAAATAGTTTCTTCATCGATATCAAAATCATCAATACCTGCGTCTTCTATTCCGTAATTAAACATAGGTTGTATGTGTGCATCGATTGCATCAATAACTTCCGGTGTAAATACAGTGTCTGTAAAGAACTCTGTACCGTCTACTGTTCTACCTAAATGACGTACTACAATTTTATTAGATGAATCAGATGGTTCGAAATACTTAGTAGTGATTTCACCAGTTTCAGTATCTGTATATGAAAATGGTACTAAACCGATCTGATCCTTTTCTTTAAGCTTACCGTATTCCTTTTCAGAATATACATATCCTTTCTGGATTCCACATGTGTCCCATGAAATGTAATTCTCTAGGCCAACATATTCATTCATGCCTTTATTGAAAGGTATTTGGAATTTAATTGAGGTTGGTTTAGCAAATCGGTTTTTATTTGGACGTGCTGTTACGATGATACCAGTCTGTTCAGTTACTTTCTTACCATCTACTTTCTTAACCTCTTTTAATTTTGCTTTGCTTAAGAATAGGATAATAGATGCTGCGTATTCTGGACCTGTACCACCACCTGCTTTTGCTTCTGGATAAAAGTCCTGTGTCATATAGACGTGGTTGCTAAAGATAAACGTTGCCTTGATCTCTGCCATCTTATTCATGATGATACGGAAGATAGACTTCATTTTCTTAGATCTAGACATATCTGCCTTATCAGAACCCGAAATTGCATCATCAACCTCTTTCTTAGAAGCAAGGTTACCTGCTGAGTCTAATACAAATAGGATACGTGGAATTTCATAACCGCCTCTCTTTGCATCGATAAGTGTTTGACATGTTTGAGTTACAATAGTTCTAAACTCTTCAACTGTACCGATTGGTTCGTAACGAACTTTACTGGTATCAATACCGAATTTAACCATCTGCTCTTTATCAACTGCGTTTTCTGAGTCGAAATAGATTACATAGTAACCTTCTGTAATGTGATGCTTAACAGTATTCAAGATTAGGTATGTTTTACCAGTACCTGATGGTCCTGCTAATGCTATTGAACGATTGCTAGGATATCCCTTACGTAATGAACCGGTAAGACATGCATTCAGATGGTAATTACCACTGTGTATAAATCTATCGATTTCACTAAATTCACTAATTTCCATTACTGAACCGAGTGAACTTGTTTTTGCAAGTTCTTTATTTAGATCGTCAAAACTAAATTCGCCTTTTGCTTTTGTTGTTTTTGCCATTTTATATTTTATTTTAGAATAATGCTGTAGAATATATCAAATTTCTATCTAATGTTTTCATGCCGATTGCTGACAGTACACGATTAAGAGGATCGATCATACATTTTTCAAATTGCTCTTCATAATCAATAGGAGGTGCAAATTCATATGGATGTGATCCGGCTTTGAATGCAAATACATTACAGTCTTTATCAGTAGTATGATACATCTTTAACTTCTCGGCGTTATCAATCAATTGATACTTATTCTTAAACTTCGAACCGTTAAGTAAGAAGTTATAATAACCTGCAGATCTTACGGTCATTGGGCACCCAGAAGCAAATTCAAAAGTATCAAAATCGCTGACGATATATTTTTGATAGTTATTCATTTTAAGATTATAGCAAATATCTTCAATGTTTGCAACCTTAAATTCTTTCTTTGCTTCTTTTAGAAATTGTACAATTTCAGAAAGCTCTAGGTCATCTTTACCGAGTATGAGCTTGATAGCATCATTAAGTCGCTTTCTTGCAAATAACGGTGTCGATGATTGAATAATCTCAAAACCTTTAGTCTTGATTTTTGTCAATGGGTCATAATGATTACCAGGATCGGCCCATACAATATTCTGGATGTATTTTTTCTTAGCTAACCATATTGCATTTTTAGCAATTGACTCAAGCTCAAAGTCTAAGAAATTTTCTGTAGCATAACCATCAGCATATTTCTGAAGTACTTTCTTAATATAGTCGTTCAGACGGTATTTGTAAATGTCACTGATGAAATCCTTTTCAGAGCCGACCCATGTTGATTTAGTAATAGCTTCCTCAAATGATAAGTAGCAGGAATCGGTATCGATATAGATTACAACAGGCTTAAGAACTTGACCCTTAACTTCAATACCAAGCTTTTCATGTAGCTCCTTGTCTTTATGCCAGAACTCGGTAAAATAAGTGTTCACCATCTTTTCTGTGTAAAGGATCGCATTCTGGCCTTGCAGAGTAATACTTTCTGCAATATTGATATTGAAGAAATAAAAGTACTCATTACCGAAGGCGCCGTAGATAGAATTAAGGATTCGCTTAACAGACTGTTCTTGATTAAAGAATTGGTTAATTAAATCTTCAGTATCTTTGTATTTTTGCTTAAGCTCTTCTGCTGTTAATTCGTCTAAATTCATATTAGTCATTTGAACAAACTGATACTGTCAATAATGTATTGCTATCTTTTGATTTGAAAATTAGTTTATTAGGACAGACAGAAACTGTGTATGCTTCTTTATCTAAGAGGCTGAAGTATTTTTTATACAACATTACTTCAACACCGCTTTCGACAGCTGATGCATCGGTCTGTGTAATTTTAGCATCATAAGAGTCACCTTTGATTCTTACTGCATCATGTGTATACTGGATCTTGAACGTATCAGAGTCTTTATCTAGATTAAAAAGTGAACTGATCTTAGATTGCATAAATGGTTCTAGATCAAAATCAAACATAACATCTTTCTTATTAAAGATAGCCTTGATTTGATCTGTTGATAGATCCATGAAACCTAAAGTAGGATCGCTACATGCAACAGTAATTCTAAGATTGGAGCTCTGTATGCTTATTTTTGTTGCAATGTATTCACCTTCGATTTCTGCACACTCAATTTCACCAGTAAGCTCGTCATTGTCAACATTGCTAAAGTTTCTTAATGCTTCTAGAACTTTAGAACCATTGAAAAACGATATCTTCAAATCTTTATCAGGTTTATTTTCAAATGAAAAGATTTCATTAAATAGAACAGACTGCACTTTAACTGCATCCCTTTCAGGCAAGTAAACACTAGACACTAGATTTTCATCTGCTACCTTTAGGTAAACGAATTTGTCGATTGACGTAAGTTTCGATATAAAGGATATCATCGCTTCAGCATCGATTCTTGTTAGATTTATTTTCATATAAAATTGCTTTAGATATTATACTAAACAGTATTTAATAGTTTCAAACATAAAAAAGCCTCTACAGAAGCAGAGGCCTTTTTATAACCAGTAAAATCAGTATTAAGCTTTTTCGCTGTTCTTGATTTCTTGCACTTCAGAACGAACTTCTTGTGCCATTTGTTTCAAAGTTTGCATTGCACCGCGAAGACGGGTACCTGCAGACTTGTTACCTTTTGTGTAGAAAGATTCAGCGTCTTTTTCAACTGACTCTAACAAAGATTTGATGTTAGTAAACTTTTCCATTTTTATTAGATTTTAGATTTATATTGTTATGATTTATTATGTTTCAATTTATTTTATTTCACATGCACCTCCTGCACAGGCTACTTCACCTTTAAGATCTGTATTGTCTTCTATTTCAATGATTTTAGATAGATCAACCTTTGTTAAAGATTTCATCATTTCATTGTATTTCTCTTCAGTACAGTCTTCGAAAGGAGCTTGTATGTAAGTGCCGCCATCATATGGTAATACAGAAAGTCCGTTGTAACAGTTTCTATTTTCCCACATCCATTCACCAACTCCGTCCCATTCGTCTTGCTTGATACTTACAGTAGCTGAGATATTATGGGTATTCATTCCACCTCTATGGCCAGGCTTGATCCAGTTATTGTAGAACCATTTAACTCTTTCTAATAGATCGTATGCTGATTCATGTCTAATGATAGAACCCGCAGGAGCTTTCTGTGGAATAGAGATAACAGCCGTATCATGAGGTCTGAAGTACTCATCTTCTACTAATTCAGGATGGTAAATAGAAAGATATTGATAGATTGCTTCATTTTTACCTACTCTGATTCGGCGCATATAGAAATCATTATGCCATGCATGTATACCAGATGAGCAGCCTAGTGTCAAAGAACTTGTACCTGCTGGTTTGATAGTTGTAACACGTGCAGCTTTATTGATACCAAGTAGATCTGCTACTCTAGCGTTTTCAGTTTTGGCGCAATCTGCGGCCTCTTTTAAAGAGAACTTCTGAGCTTTACCACTACCGATACCGGTTAAACCGATACCTACAAGTGCGTCTTTCTCAGTAGTACGTTGCCATATTGGACGTAAATAATGGAAGTCTGTGTAACCGGCTTGTAATGTACCAATAAATGTAGCAGCTGTTACACGTGCATTAAGATCTTCTTGTGATTCAACATCTGATACGTTTACTTCAGTTAGGTTACAGAACTGATAAGGACGTAGTGCAATTTCACAACAAGGATTAGTACCCCAATCTTTATCATTAGTAAAGTAGATACCTGGCTCGCCTGATCCTGAAGCCTCAATTTTCTTCCATAGATCTAGGAAAAACTCTTTAGTAACTTTGTTTCTAACAAGAACTGCAGAGTTATTAGCACGACCTCTTTGTGAGTTTAATTCCCACCAGCTACCAGACTTACATGAAATCATATCTTCGTCATCAGCACTAAACAGGCTAATAAGAGCTGCTCTACGAATACCTCCTGCAAGTACTGCATCTGCAATATGGCATATAATATCGTGTACCTGAATTGTTGTAAGCTTATCATTGTTTTGCTTTTGTGATAAAATACCTTCGATTTTAATTAAGCACTCTTTAAGAGGTTGCGGGCCTGGTGCTTTACCACCTGATGTGATAAGTTTAGCACCCTTTGGTCGAATATCTCTAAAGTCAAATTCAATAGTTGAGCCACCGTGAAAATAAGACTTCATCAATACCTTGATTGAATCGGCCCAACCCTCGATGCTGTCTGCAACTAGAAATCTTCTTTTACGATTTGGATTAGGTCTGTTGATTTCAGGTAGATCTTCAACGTGATGTTTCTGAACACTGAAACCTACACCAGTTCCGCCTAGCAATAGGAACATCACCTCACCAAATGAGCGCCAGTCATCTACAGGTAGATACGCACAGTTGTAAATTCTATTTGGTGAAATTTCAATTGGCTTACCGCCGAATTGTAAAGATCTCATTGACGGTAGAACCATTTTACCGTATACAGCTTTGTACTTTTCTCTGATCTCATCTTCAAGCGCTGGGTACTTCTTGATGTGCATCTCCATGTTACGAGTTACTAACTCTTCCCATGTTTCTCTTCTCTCAAACTCAGGTAGGTACCTTGAGTATTTCATGTGCACCGTAATGTCACTGAGGATCTCATTGGATAATTCCATAAAAATTCTGTCTTTTTTTAGTTTATTTTGTAGGGTATATAATTTTTTTCCAGTGGAATTAAGTCGTTTCTTTCAGTTTTTCCGAAATCTTTTCTAATTCCATTTTGTATTCAAACATCTTTTTCTTATATTCACGTCTCTTTGCATATAGATCAGTAAGTACGCGCTTAAGAATTGATGGTTCTTTTACATAGACACCACCTGCTGAAGTGACTGTAAATTTTTCTTTATCATATTCATCAGCTTTACTCTGGGGTACCATATCAACATAAGAATCTGGCGATATATTAAATTGACGCATAATAGATGGGTATAGAGAGGCAAAGTCAAAACATGCTACTGCTCTATGTTTACCAACAACTGGCTGCTTAACGAATGCACCTGTATATTGCTCATTCTTTTCTTTCTCTTTTTGATATGGCTTAACTGCCATTACTTTACCTTCAGCAAGAAGATTTCTTGCAATAAGAGATTCAGTAATCGCTACAGGAGAACCTGCTTTATAGAAACTGATCTTACAGATATTAGAAAGTGTGAGTACTACTTGTAATGTCTTAAGCTTTTGGTCCATCAAGTATACTAGAATACTGTCTACTGCATTATAGTAAAGATACTTTTGATAGTCATCTTCATACAGCTGCTGTAAGCCACCGTCGTATTTAATTTTACCAACTCCGATTGTTTGCATTGCTGCGGTATTCAACTGATTGTTTTCTTTAACAGCGATGCTTCGATCCCAGTTAGAATATAGATCCATGTAATCGACAATACCTATATGGTACGGCAGACCATCTCTTGTTAGAGTGCCAGTTGGCGATGCTTCAGCAGGATCAATCTGTAGGCGCTTACATCTGTTTACAATATATTTCCAGTCAAAGTTGATACAGTTCCAACCGCTGAGCATTGGAAACTTTGGCATAAACTTATTGATGAACGTATAGACTAGATCATATTCAGTATTGAACTTAATGTATTTGATTTCCCAGTTAATACCGAATTTCTCAAAGTATTTGTTGGTATCAGCTTTAACCTTTTCTTGCGCTTTCTGATCAAAGTCTTTTAGACCCAACACAATAACCTGTTGATTTGGTGTAACTACAGAGATTGTTAAAATTTTATTATTTGCTAACTCAGGCTCTGGGAAACCATCCGTTACTTCAGTTTCGATATCAAAGAAAAAAGTCTTCGGGAAGTTATACCCGAAGATCTTTTCACTATCTTCCTGTGGAAGTCTTTCGATAAATTCAATCAAACCATGTTTAGATATCTTCTTTTCATATGATGCTCTTACTGGCTTACCATCCCAATTTATATTATGGACGCTTCTACGCTTATCTGTATCTTCACAGGTATACCAGTTTGGGAATTGAGTGGTGTCGTATGTTTTTAATTCAACATCACCATTCTCATTGAAAAAACTAAATGTAACTTGATACTCAAGTTGTTCGATATCTAAAAGCATACTTATTATTTTGAATCAGTTGAACCAAATCCGCCTTCACCTCTATCAGATTGCATATCTGCAAAAAGCTCCTCTTCACTATGTGCTAGTTCTACAGGCACATAATTCATTTGTATACAAAGTAGCTGGATAATCTTGTCGGCTGGTTGAATAACTTGAGGTGATGTACCCACGTTTTTAATGTCAATGTGAATTTCACCCTGATATGATTCGTCAATTACACATGCACCTACTAATAGATTTTTCTTTGCAGCAACCCCTGATTTGTTGAATGCGATTAGTGCATGTCCTTCAGGTACTCTAGCCTTAACTCCTGATGGAATCAAAACAGATTGGCCTGGTTCTAATACTTGTGGAAGAAAATCTTCAGGTACATATAGATCTATACCTGCGTCATTCGAATGGGCTCTTGTTGGAGTTTTAACCTCTCTTACTTTAAATATCTTCATAATCTCTTTTATGAAATTATACAGATATCAGTGCCTATGTTTTGTTATTTGTCAGATTGTTTAAGAAACTCGTCGAACTTGTTTGGTGTAAATGAAATTGCGGTTACGCCTTTTTTCTTACCCATCTTCATAAGTTTCTTATCCTTTGCGGAATATGGAGCTGGAACATCGCCAGAACCTACTGTGCCATATGGACCTACTTCTGGTACAACAATTGGACCCATACCGCCAACGTTCATACCTGGATTTGGATGTACTCTGGCATAGTCTTCGTTTAGAAAGCTTTCAAATGTAGGTACAAAGTTCTCTTTAGTTTCAGGTAGACCCTTATGTTTAGTTGAAGCAAAGTCTTTAAGTTGCTTCTTAGTCATGCCTTGTGCTAATTTAGCTATTTTATCGCTTACCTCATCTGGATCTTTCTTACCCGTCTTAACAGCATATGCTTGACCCATTAAACGTTGTTGGGCTTTACTCTGTGCTGGCATTATTTGTCTTCGTTTAATTTACTTTGCTTAACTGTATATGTCTTACCGTTAAACTCAAAGGTTTTTTCACCTTTCTCTCTAGCTTCTTTAAGAGCTAATAAGAAAGCATTACCTTCGCTAACCATACCGTTGCTTTTAATCTTTTCCCAAACTTTAAGACCGTAATTAGAAAGTTTAATACCCTCTTTAGTAACAGTAAAGTACTGGCCGTTTCTAGAAGACCATCTACTGTGAGCACCGGTCTCTGCTATGATAGAGTTAAACTCGTCTTCAGTGAGGACACCATCTTGAATAGCATCAAGTATTTTATTTCTGATAGCAGCCTTTTCATTAGCAGATCTTGCTGGGTACTTATCAGTGTAAGCTCTTTTATAAACTACTTTACCTTCATTTATTTGGAAGTTTTCATTTACGAATTGTTCAAATGTTGGGTAATTTTTCATTTTATATTGTTCTTTTAGTATTTATCTCTTTGACACGGCACCTGATGAAAGTCCGATACCGGATGAGTAAGCATTATTTGTATCACCCTTAGGTTCAAAATGATAGTGTGCTGTACCTAGAGATTTGTTAATGAATATTATTTCATTCTTTTTAACTTCCATTATTAAATAAGCTTGAACTGTATCTACTGAAAGTCTAATTAGATTAGAAATAGGCTCCGAATACGTTTGATTAAGGTGTTTAACAACCATTGTAGATAAAGGGTACATTACACATGAGAAAACAACTTGATCACTTAAGCTATCCCAGTCCTTGTATAGTGATTCAGGTGTTGTAGATTTTGAAGTGAAGTTATCACAGGCTGCCCAAAGTTCTTTATAGAATTTAATAAATTTAGCCTTATTTTTATGTAGGTTATATAAAAATTCTATTACTGCGCTTTTTGTTACACCTGTATTTGGGTCTAATTTAGACTCTTGTAAAAAGTAATACCAACCTGTACCTTTTTTATACAAGAACTTGTTTGACATGTCTGTATAAAAGTCGAGTGAACTTAGTTCAACAATAGGTAATAGGACATTATCATATACGTATTTCTCATCTTTGGTTGGAATAATTGTACCTGCATCTACTTGTAATTTAAGGGCTTCTACAAAACCGCTTGCTGAAGCTGTGCCGCCTTTAGTGCCTGCCTTTGATGAAATGTTAGCACCATCAAAATAAAAGTCAACAAGCTTAGCATTTGATGCAGATGGGTATACAGTACCTGACGTGTTATCTTTAATTACGTTGAATAAATGAATAGCACCTAAAATCTCACCGAAATCATTTGCAAAGTTATTGATAGAAATCTGATCAATACCTGCTGTTAGTTTAGGATCGATCGAGTATGAGTGCTTCTGGTTACCTGATATACATGCCTCTAAGAATTTATCTATATTACCATATGCATCAGAGTTTGTAGTATTGTTCTTGATGGTTTCCATTAAACCTATAGCAAATGCTTTATAATTAGCAGGTATTTTAAGTGAGTTGATTGCACCCTTAGATGCTCCAATTAAATCTTCAACCCTTGGGTATGAAGCACCCGGTTTTGCTAACTGTAGTCTATCCGGTGTCGTATCCTTTTTGCCTATTACTGCGACTCCTCCGCCTCCTTTCTTTTCAGGTGTCTTATCTACAATAACTATTCCATCACCTCTTTTATAATCTATACCGCCTACTGTAACACCTTTCTTGAATTTTATATGATACGCCCAAAACGTACCTGAGTATTTAGGTCTTTGATCACCTGGCGCAAAACCTTCTATGATGTATTCCCTTTCTGATATACCTATGGTTGTTAACATTGCTTTAATGTTTTCAATCGCAGATTCGGTTCCTCCAAATACAGCTTTAAGTACTTCGCCTTCATCTGCACTTACCTTAACACCGGTTAATGTTGTACCCTTAACCCATGCATCATATAATGTACCCCATTCGTCTCTTTCCTTTTTAGGAGCCGATGCTTCAAAAATAGGTTCATTCTTTTCTACAATAAAGTCATTAAACGAAAGTAGCGCGTAACCTGAATTTTCTTTAACTTCCTGCATGATAGTTTTAAGCTGATCATACATCTTGTGCATACCTTTCGGTGTCATCTTCTTAAATGTCGCCTCATCATCTATCTTTAAAGCTTCTCTGACCTTAGTAGCACTAATATCTTCATCAGATCTTTTAATTTCATGTGCATCTAATTCAGGAAGAGCATTCAACTCTTCTTTATACTTATCGATTTGATATTTATATGCTTTAAGTCTATCTGTACCTGCACCCCATAGAACAGGTTCGTAAGCAGGTCTAAGGGCATTGTATATTGTATCGATACCTGCTGTACCGATTACTGCAGCTCCTTCAACCATTTTGTTATGATCTTGTATAGCACCGATCATTGCTAATTGTGTATCTTCATCAAAAGGATTCTTAACAGGATCTGCTTTACCACCTCTTACTACAAGTATAAATGTTGGTAAGCCGTTTGCTTTATACAATTGCTCTACAACTTTCATATGACCTTCAGTAAACGGCTGGAATCTACCTGCTAATATGTTTACCTTTTTTGTACCTCTTTCGGTTGTATTAAGTTTAAGTGCCTCGTTAATATCTACAATGCTTTCAAATATAGAAGATACATTTTCAATCTGAGATCTCTTTAAGTAATTATTGAAATCTAATACCTGATTCTCCTCTGGCATAAGCTCTACTTTACCTTGGATTTTTGTAATGATATCGTTTAGAACATCTACTATTTGCTTTGTCAATATAGGAGTTGTGTTCTTTCTAAATTTTCTAAATGAACTGATGATGATTTTGAAAAGATCGTTAAGCTTACTATTTTTAAGTATCTCTCTGGTTCTTTCATTTGGTATAGTGGCCAGGTTAATATCGAACTCTGGCTTCTTTGCAAAATCTGGTGTTTCAAAATCTACACCAATATATTTATGTCCATTTTTCTGGATATAGTCATTGAATATGATCGACATGAGCTCGATGTATCTTTCATCTGGAGCTTCTCCATTAAGTTGTATTGAACTTATATCGTATACCTCCATAAATTCAATAATGTCTAACATCGCAATCTGATACATGTCATTAGCCATTCTACTAACAGGCGTTGTAACATTCATAGAATGCTGATGAAATATAGGGTCTATAAGACGTGCTGTGTATACCTCACTTTCACCCGGTGTAATAAACTTAAACACAATACCTTCGATCGGTTTATCAAGATCATTCATTAACATACTGGTTCTTAAACCAGAATTTAGAATGTTTATCATGAATCTTGTAAATGATTGTGTCTGGAATTGCTTCTGTAATTCGCTTTCAGGTGTACTTAAGTATGAAGTAATTCTATCCTTCT